ACATAATGGGTTTTACCATATTGATCTGCTTCTCTTTTTTTCTGAACTATTAGTTTAATATACTTTTTACCACTATACTCGAACATGTGTTCTTGAGGTAAATCAGTTAAACAAAGAGAACAAGCAACTTGATCTCCATCGAATTTAGATATTCCAGATCCTACATAAATTTTTTTTATTTCTTCACTCATATTATTTAATTTTAATTTTTTGTTCCAAATGATTAATTGTTATAGTAATAAGATCACTCTTATCACTCTTACTGCTTACGAACATTGGAACTTTTATCCACATAACAGTATTTATAGCTGTTCTTCTAGAGAACAAACTCCATAGTTTTTTAAAGAACTTCATGATGTATATATTGGTTAATATCTTGTGTTGGGTTTTTAGTAAAAAAAGTATTATACACATTAACTGCATCCTCTACCTTCTGCTCTCCTCTTATTAAAAACTCTTTACTTGGTTTAAAAACACCTAATTGTAATGTGTTCTTGTCAACAACAAAAAACTCTAAAGGTTTTCCAAATAATTCTTGATAGATAAACGCCTGACTATCATAATTATATTTACGCGCTGAATATTTAAAATCTGAAATTGAACTTGAGGTTTTAATATCAATTAGTTTCTCTTTACATACTATATCGGCTTTACCTTTAAATTTCACATCCATAATAGTTTTAATCATAGGGGTTTCGTAGGTATTATCTAACCTACTAATATGGGAGCTCATTTCTTTATTATTAATTACAGTTTCAATCATTCTTTCTAAATTTTCTTTTTCCTTTTGTAGTAACATCATCTTTCCGTTGTTTTCCAAAAGCAATTCTTTATATGCTTTAGAGTTTCGGCTAGTCATGTCCACCACTTTATAAGTGTTTAGCTTGTGAGGTTCTAACAAGGCAGTATGAAAGTATCTGCCCTCTAACATGGCTTTGGTTTGTTCTTTAGGTTTTCTAAATGACTTGGGATCGTTTAATAAAGAATAAAGATCAGAATTAGACAACCATCCTTGCCCAAACTCTCCGTAATAATACTCATCCCCTTTTAGTTTTTCGATAATCTCGTTATGTTCTATTAAATTTTTCATTCTACATGCTTTGAAAGCTCTTTTTTAGCAATAGCATTAACAATATAATGTTTTTCTATATCCTTAATAAGAAGATTCAATGACTTTGATGGATTGTCTTTTATGTGTTTAATTGCATTGTCAAATTCTCTTGTTCCTTTTTTTAACTTATGAGTTACAACCTTACCTGTTTGGGTATTAGTTATTTTTATTTTTTCTAATCCAAGTTCATCATCTAGTCTTTCAAAAGGAGTTTTTTTAGGAGATGTAGTGTATTCTTTTGCATCAGTATCTGCATCAGAAATTATACCCAACATAGATGATAATGCATATCTTCTAAAATAAGTTATACCTGCTCCTGCTGATTGAAACTTATTCATACCTTTCATATCGCAGTCAGGTATTGTACAAGAGGATACAATATTTTCTCCTGATGGGTGATGAAACAAAATTGTTGTAAGTCCGAGATAATTTCCCTCTCCATCAACGCATTGAGTAAATCCAAGATTATGTTTTTTTAATATAGGGTTAATTTGCGTTATGATATGCTCAAGCTTAATATACTTGTATCCATAACCATCAGTTCCTTTTAATAGAACTGGTACTTCTTGCTGAAAGTCAGCAAGGGCTTTGTAAATGTTTTTGCTTTCCATTTTATTTAATTTAATTTAATTCAGTTAAGTTTTGTTTGTTACTAGCATATTTGACTAGCAAATTATCTCTGCGTGTTTTTAAGTTTTGTATATGCTTATCATTTTTACGAGTATTCATTTCTATTTTCATCCTATTCTCAATTAAATTTAGTTTATAAATACAATTATTTATAGACACATAGACCTTACCTTTTCTCCACCCATTCTCTAAAAAAAATTCATACTCTTCGTTTTCAATTTCTTTATAATAATGCCCTCCTTTAGAACAATTCAAAATCTCCGTCTTACTTTCAAAGGATTGAATCTTTACACCCCCTCCTATTACGCTTAAACCATAGGGGAGAAAAGTAACTAAAGAGGATGTGTCTTTTTTAGCTTGTTCTAAGATTTGGAGTAAAGTAAATCTCATTTAGAACTCTTGATTTATCTTTTTAATCATGTCAAAGTAATCCTTATCATCATCTATTAACGCTTTAGCTTGTTTGTATCCATGAACAATAGTAGAATGAGCAACTTTACACCCATTTTCCTCCATAAATTTTTGAACATACGATACTCTGATTGGTCGTTCTAAACATAAATAAAACAAAAGTTGTCTGGCATCTACCAGATCTCTTCTTCTGCTTTTATCAAACATCTGATCTAAAGTCAGATGAAATTGCTCTGCTATCGCATGTGCGTACTTGTCAAATATTTCTTTTTTCATTGTTTTATTTTATTTAATTTTTCTAATCTCTCTATTTCAAATTTAAGATGGTTGATTGATTTTTGCAAACACTCTATTGGAGACTGGTGTTTCTCAGAACTCCTTAGACAATAAGTCACAACATTTCCAATGTTCCAAGTGCAATTAAAATCTTCTACAACATACCTTGCTTGATAGTAACCCTCTCTGTATGTGTCTCCTACATAGTAATTAGGGACTTCAATAGTGTAAGATGGAACGTATAATTTAGGATCTTTACTCATTTTAATATTTTTTTAATTTATATTTACTCATATCATTTTTAAATGTTCTAGTGTATTTCCTATTATATTTTCTTTCTTTTTCTATCATATAAGCCACTAAAGGAGTTGTCTTTTCTTCTTTACCACTATATTTAAAGTATGAATTAAAATTTATCAAATTTCTCGCAAGAGAAGATTTTACCTCATTTTGATCACGAATTTCTTGAAGAAAATACTCGGAAAGATTCATTTAATTTAATTTAATTATTTTAAAAAAAAGGGAGCAACCAAAACATTTAAAATTAAGGACATTCTTATATATCCATGAAATTAGTTGGTTAAAATTAACCGATATACTCCCTTTATTTTTACACAAACACAATAACTTTTGTAAAAATAATGTATTACTTGCGTAAAAACAAGTTGTTTTTATTGTTATTTTTAATTTCTTTTAACACTTTCAAACTTAATTGTTGCAACCTTCTTATATACCTATAATTAGGATGATCTTTAAGTTTTTCTTTTAGAATTAACTCTTCTAATTCATTCATTTGTTTTAATTTCAGCTAACAATTCAGTTGGTGTTCCATCAAATAAGATATGATTATTGATATTGTTTTTTACTTTAATTTTTAAACTCTTGTCTTTTAGGTACACAAAATAAGTAAACTCCTCCCAACAGTCTTTTGTGTTTGGTGGGTAAATATATATATTTCCACAACCATCCTTAAAGTGTGCTATTAATTGAGCAGTTAGGCATCCCATTCCATTAGCTATGTTATTGGTATCGCTAGAGTATCCATTAACAATCTGAATTTCTTTTAAAAATTCTGCTAGTTCCTTTCCATGCCCAGACAAATACCCATCATACTGTCTATACATTGTTGTTAAGGTGTCTTTATTTTCAAGTATATGCGTTAAACTTCTTGTTCCCATTGTTTTATTTGATTTAAGTTATAATTTAATTAATTTTATTAGTAAATTAGTATAAGTAGTGTTGTCTCCCCATATTTTACTATTTGATTTATAGCTACCTAATATTTTATTTAATAGCTTTTGTTCTGTTATGGTAAGTGTTTTTTTATTTTTCATATCTATTTAATTATCATTAGTTGTGCATATTTTGTTTAAAAATAAACAAAACTTTCTAATAAAACTAAATATTTCCTAAAACTTTACCAATTAACAATAGTAGCATTATTAATAACAATGCGAGAAAACTAAAAAAGGTAATTTTAGCAGTATCTTCATATTTACTCATAATCCTAATTTTTTATCTTCAGCATCTGCTTCTGCTCTTTCATCAAGTCTCCATTGTCTGTATTCATGATCTTCTACAATGTCGCACCAGTCTCCACAAGCAATACAAACTATTCCTATGATGTATACGGTATTAGATTTTCTACCGTTTTCTCCATACACCTCGTTTTCAGTTTCCTCCCAGTCTTGTCCACAACATCTGCTAACCATTTCTACACTCATAGTTTATGATTAAATTGAATGTAACACTCACTAGCAACATCTAGCCCTTGTTCAGCTTTTTCCTTTTTGAGTTTTGTTATCATTTTGTCGCATTGCATTGCGTAATTTATGTCGTTATTTTTTAATGCTTGTTTTAAACATTCTCTCCAGTATTTTAAATCTTTTTTATCCATTTTATTTAATTTTTATTAAAAATTAGTGTGCTATTTCTCGGACAATTCCATGAGCATAGTTTTTTTATACTTGTCGCACTAATTTATAGTTATTTATTTTTAAAGGTTTCTATATGAATATTAGTTAATGTGTAGCTACTCATATCTTCCTCTTCTTCTCCATCTGCAATTCTATCTTCGTTTAATCTTTTTAAGTATTTTTTTGGATCGTTAGTGCAAATATCATGAAATACTTCTCCTACACTATCGTGATAAGTCATTAATGTAAATGGTTTGTTATAATCAGACTGAATCTTCTTTAATTTACTTTCTAACTCCTCAATATAATCCATAAACGTTCTTACATAATACTTTTTATCAGTTGTTAATTCTTCAAGTATTCCACTATTAAAGTAGTTAAATCCATCATCTACTCTACTGATCATACTTTTGTATTTGCTTTTGTATTTTC